CCTTGAGTATCTGTATTAACTTTGTCAAGTAAACCAAATAATCTACTTTTAGGACCATCAGTTGCATTAGTATGAATAGTATTTAAATATGTAGGTAAACCTAAAAGAGAATTTCCATCAGGGGATCCAATTGTAGTTTTAAAATTAAATCCTAAACCTTGTTTATCTAAATGAAGTCCTATAGCATTACCTGCTGCTTGACCTATTGTAGATAAAGGTAGATATATACCCTGATTTAATGGGGGTACTAAACTACGTAAAAGATTACCAATAGCTGTTCCTTCAGGTGGGGGTGTATTCGATTCTTTAAATTCTTTATACCCTACTTGAGAACTAACGTTAGTTAAAGATAATAAATTTTGTTTTGCTATGAATAAAGGTCCTCTAGGAGATTTAAAATCGAAAAACATTTTAGTCATCCTTGAGACATCGTTAACTACAATCTTAGGTAATAGTGTACCCCCTCTTAGTAAAAAATCTGGACCACCTGTTCTTCCTACATCAGAAAGGTCTTCCGGAATTGATGTTTTTACATAGGGTTGGTTACTATTACCCCCTCCAACTGTATCCTTACCATATCTTAAAGATTTAAGATTGGTTGTTAAGTTAACTAATGCCATATCCTACTTTTAAGTTGGAAGATTATCCAAATATCTTGTAGGTGCTGCTGGAGACTCTAATGTTGATGGTGGAGGTAAAACTCCATTTACTGGAGATACATTTGCTGCATCTGGGTTTCCTATGGTAGAATATTGTCTATGTAAAGTAGACGTTGCAAATTCTGGTGTACTAGGCGTTGACCCATTCAGACTTGTAGCTGAAGCTTGACCTGATATTAATTTGTTTAATAAGCTCATAATTGTTTGTTTTATTATAAATATTAAATTATTGTACTTCGTATAACCCTAAAGGAGCCATTTCTGGTGTCTTCTTAAATATTTTTTCTAATAGCGCATTTGTTGTACTCATATCTGTTTTACTTTCAACAACTGTGTTATTTTGTACTGTTTCTGGTTGTGAATTAGGTGAAGTATTTCCTCCTGCTAACATTTGTCCTAATCCCGGTGCAGCAGCAAATTCATCATTCTTTGATAGTTCAAATAATCCTCCTTCTGCTGGTGAAACCATAGTCCTACCTGAGGAGGAAAACATATCACCTACACTTTCTGCCTCTGAAGAAGCGTTATAAAATGCAGACATTATAGCTGCTCCTGCTGCTAGACCTAGAACAGGTCCTACAACAGGAATCCAAGCTAAAGCTCCATATGCTAAGGCGGCGGCTAAAACAGCAAATATCCCACCTACAATTGTACCCAGTGCTCCCATTTCTTTCAGTTTTCCAAGAAATCCCCCAATTAAAGATGATACATGCATTATACCACTAACTATAAATCCTATACCTTCAACTAATGGCATAAATGCCATCCCCACAGCTAAAATAGGTTCTGCTAAAGCAACAAATACTTCTTTTAATTTATCTATTGTATTAGCAAGCCTTTCTGCTTGGCTTTGTTGGTTTTTTAAACCTTCAACTCCCTCATCTGCTAATTTTTTCTGGGTTGCTTCTAATCCTATTGCCTCTATACTGGCGTTAATTAATTTTTCTTTTTCTTCTGCTTGTTTACCTGTAGCACCTACTAATTGTTCTTGTACGTATAAGGTTTTTGCTAAATCTTCTCTATTCATACCAACAGATTTAGCTAAGGCTTCCTGTTGTATTCTGTTCATCTTAGAAAATTCTGCAGAATCACCTATTTGGTTAGATATTTCTTTTGCTACTGTTGCTAAATCATTATTTAAAGCTGCTTGTCTTGCTTTTTCTAAATTAATATCTTTTCCTAATAACAATTCAGCTTCTAATTCTGATGATATAGAACTTTCAAAATCTAGTAAACTATTTGCTATGGCATCTACTTTATCTAATTCCATACCTAAGGACTTAGCTGTAGCTACAGCCTCAGCTATTAATGCCGGGTTTTTACCAAATGATAATGTAGTAGCAGCTGATACCTTTCCTATATCTTTTAATAAGTCTTTTTCATTTAAAAGTACTCCGTTTTGGGATGCTGAAATGGTAGCTTGAGCCATAAATTCACCTGTAATGGTCTCCATATCTTTTCCAGTAGCTAATGAAATAGAAGCAATACCCATTAGCTCTTCATTAGTAAACCCAGCCATTTTTCTCATTTGAGTAAACTGAACTAGCATATCCTCACTTAACATTGTACCTGTACCAAGAGTTTTATTGATAACTAAAAGGGTTTCTTGTAAACCTGCAGTAGTAACAGCATTACCTTTAGACATATCAGTTATATCTAACTGCGAATTAGCCATTTGGGTAAGTTCAGCTCTGGTTCTTACAGAGTCGGCATATGTCATGTTCATACTCTTAGCCATTTCACCTGCTGCCGCATCTGAAGCAATTACAGCCTTTAATAGTTCAGCTAGTAAAACTGCAGGAGCTAAGGCGGCTTTTAAGGATTTAGCTAGTGATTTAATACCAGACATAGCTGACATAAATCCTTTTCTATCAATAACACCTAGTAATTTTTTACCATCAGGTTTACCTAGTTTATCGAATTTTTTAGAAGCAGCTGAACCTGCTAGGGTCTCTCCAGACTTTGATTTTAATTTATCGGCTAAACCAAGCTTTTTAACCATATCTTTAGTTAAACCCTCTCCAGTTTTAAGAGAATGTTCTATATCTTGAGAGGTATTTAAAGCTGCCTCAGATGCAGCCTCAAAAGGGGCAGAAAAAGCTGTTATTCCTGGAACGGATTTTACGGCAGTAGCTAAATTTCCAAATGTTTTAACTCCAAAATTATCTTTAATTCTTTGTGAAGATTCTACTATACCATCTATTTGCAATTTTAATTTAGTAGCTTCATCAACTTGTAGTTTAATTGTTTGTGCTATATCTTGGTCTAATTCATTTTGACTTTTACCAAACTTAGCTTGTTGTTGTTTTAAAAGTCTAATTTTTTGTTCTAAACTAACTTTTTGTTTACTAAAAATTTCACTTTGTTTATCTACCCCTAATTGTCTTTTTCCTATAGAATAGGATTCTTGGGAGATTTTATTTATATCATTAGTAATTTTTCTAAGTAAAGACTTTTCTGTTCTTTGAAACTTTAAATTGGTTATCTGGTCTTTAATAACATTAGAAATATCTTGTTGATCAGATAATAAGTCAGATTCAATACCCGCTTGTTCTTTAACAATACGAAGTTGTTCTTTAAATAGCCTATTTTGATCCGCTATTAATTCCTTTATAGTTTTAGCTGTTTCTTCTTGTTTTTTAGACACAATGGTATTTTATTATAAATATGGTTACTTATAACTTGTTTTACCTCTATAGGGTTTAGATGCTTCGGTAAATGCAGGGGTATTAACTTTACCGTCAGCATTAATTAGATTTTTAGTTCCTTTACCTCCACTTTTGGCATTTTCGTATGATTTTTTCTCTTCAGCATAAAAATCTTTTATTTCTGAGTAAGTGAATTTTCTTAACCAAATAGGCATATTATAAACAGAGGGATAATCATATCCACCTTTACTATGAAATAGTATTTGGTGAATCATTTTAAAAAGATTTAAACGTGCCTCAGGGGCATTAGTTATAGTCAGGCCAAAAAAAGTTTAGACCAATTGGTATGGTCACCTCCTCTCCATTATCCAAGATATAGGATAAGTTTACATCGGGTTGAGTAGAGGCAATATGATCTCTAAATGCTCTAGAATCCCTTGCTAAGAATCTATTATCTACAAATTCTCTAATTTCTTTTTTTTCTTCATTACCATCTACAGATGTAATTAGATATTTTAATCTTGTAGTAAGTTCTGAGGAGTTTTCTTTGTTAATTTTTTTAAGACCTGCTAATTCTCGATCTATTTGTTTTTCTAATTTACCCGTAGCTAATTGATAAGTTAAAACTGTACCAGTTGCTGGGGTGGTAAAACTAAATTCATTTTTGCCTGCTTCAAATTCAGATTCATCAAATTCTTTATTTTCTAAAGTTGACATATCTAAGGTATAATTTTGTCCTTTAACTTCAACATCATAATCCTTACCATATCCTAATATACGAGTAGCAATTAGAAGCGCATTTTTATCACCAACAATTAAATCATCAAGTTTAATATCCTTATTTATAATTACAGATTGTAATAATTTTTCTAATACTACTCCCTTTTGAATAAAGGATTGGTTGGAAAGAATATCCTCTTCCTTAGCAGTCATATATTTAACTTCTACTTTACCACTTGATAGGGGATTGTCTTTAGAATATATTAAACCTTTAGATGGTAATTCTACTTCTTCGGTTGGAAATTTAAATTCACTCATAGTCTTTATTTGGTTAAAACGTTTTTATCAGTTATACATATTAATATAAAAAAAAGCTTGACCGAAGCCAAGCAATTTTTGATAAGTTATGTAATTGTTTCTTAGAAATTTAAGATACAGTAATCTGGTTGTACTGTTAATTGTAGTTCTACAGCAGCACTTTCATTATCCCAGTTATAATCTCCAAAGTTAGCTTCAGTAATCATAGCCCCTTTGATAATCCATTCTGAAACGATATCTCCTACAGGTCCTAATACGTTCATAGTTAAATCCTTTTTATAGAAATCACTATAACCATCTCTACCCGTTACTGACTCATGGTGTAATCTAACCCATTCCATACATGCTTGAGCACCACTTGGAGTAATTGGATCAAATAACGTCATTTGAATTGTGTTCCAAAGTGTTTTACCTTTAACGTATCTTGCAACGTTAATATGGTTCAACTGAACTGTACCTTGAGTTAATGAAACAGCTCCCATACCTTTAATTTGGTATGAAGGGATTCCATCTACATACAATATAAACCTGTTTTGTTGTTTCGGTTCAAATGCTGTATAAAATATTTCGTTTGGGTCTAATACTGCCATTGTTATATAATTTTATTATAAATATTTATAATTATTGTTTTTATTCAGGAAATGTTGCTCCAGTTGGTAAAACGTTGAAATCTAGAATAATGAATTCAGCTGTTTTAGTTGGTTGTAAATAAATCTGACCTACTAGCTCATTTCTATCAATTACGTCTGGTGTATTATTTGTAGCATCCATTACTACTTTAAAAGCATATAATCCTTGTCTTTGTTGTACTGATTCTAAGTATGGGTTTACATTTGCTAAGAAGTTGTTTCTTGTTGCATTTGTATTTTGTTCAAATACTAAGTTATCTGATACTTGTGTGATATATCCTTTAAGTGCAATTAATAATCTACGTACATTTACTCTATCTAAAGCACTTGCTCTTTTCTGTAAAGTTTTCTGTCCAAATACTACAACTCCACTTCCTGGGAATGTTGCAATTGGGTTTACATTTGCTTCGTATAAAGTATCTCTATTACCTGATGTTAATTTTCTTTCTGCTCTTACTACACTTCCTAAAGCTCCTCTAAGCAAACCTGCTGGTGCAAACCATGGGTCTGATGAAGCATCTGTAAATGCATAAACTGCAGGAATATATGTTGAAGCTGGTGCCCAAACTGTTTGTCCGGTTCCGGCATCTACCGTTTGTAACCACGGCCAATATGTTGCTGCATATGAACTATCATAAGCACTTGCTTGTGTTGTAACTGTGTTGATTGACGCATTATATGCTACAATATCAATTACTGCTATACAATCAGTTCTACCTTGTGCTAATGTTACTAAACCAGTTGTTTGTGCTGCATGATCTTGTGAATTTAATCCAG